ATTTGGATTTGTGAGTGTCCCTCACTCGGCGTTGAGCCAACAAGCAGTCGACAAGAGGACTCCTGACTCTTACCGACTGGTGACCGTTAGTCACACGTGGTTCTAGGAGGTCGTTTTACTATGTTGCAAGACATGGGACCGTTTCGACGTAAAACACTAAAACGGTACATCTCCCAGATGAGCAATGCTAACCCGAAAGCATTGTTCGACGATCACGTGGCGCAGATTCTGGATCAACAGGGCTTCTCGTGGGAGGAAGATCCTCGATCTATTTATGACCCTGCGCAATTGTATACTGCCCTAGAGCGGTATGCGACAGAATGGAGCGACTATGAATACATGGATGAGTATTTACGTCGTGGATTTGAGAGGGCTTATAAAATATTCTCAAAGCCTAAGGATCAGGAAGTGCTCCGTGTACTAACTGATGACGAAGTCGCGACCAAAGCGCTCAAGCTCAACAAGTCTGCGGGTCTTCCGTTGATGACGAGCAAAGCCGAATCTCTTGTGTACTCTTTCGATCGCGAGAGTCAGATTCGTCTTGAGCGCAAGGCACCTAACCCTTGTGTGGCGTACAAACGTACGCAAAGAGGCAACAAGACACGCCTGGTATGGGGCTATCCACTCGAGATGACCATTATGGAAGCAAGGTTCGCTAGACCTTTCATTGATGAAATGCTCAAGCGGAGAACTCCTATGGCCTTCGGTATGACGAAGTGTGAGCTTGGTGCTTACATTCACCGCTATATCGTTGATGCTCCAGGAAGAGTCGTAGGTATGGACTACTCCAAGTATGATACTACTTTGTCCAGAACTATGATTCGAGCAGCGTTTAGGATCATCGCAACATGGTTCAGTGAAGATGATCTGAAGCAGTGGGGCTGGGATAAACTCACTCACTACTTCATCTACACTCCGATTGTCATGCCTGACGGACACCTCTATAAAGGTAAAAGTCACGGTGTGCCTTCCGGTAGTTACTTCACTCAGGTGGTTGATTCCATCTGTAACGTAGCTCTGTGTTACGCACTAGCAAGCCGTTTCAATCTTCGCATCAAAGAAAGATCGATTTTCGTGTTGGGCGATGATGTGCTGATGAGTGTGGTAGGACACGTTGACCTTCGCGCATGGGCTAAATATCTTAGTAAGTTTGGTTTGAAGATGAATGTCGATAAGACAGTCATTGACGAGCCGCATTTTTTAGGTGCGTTCTGGTACAAGGGTAAGCCCGATGTCCCTATTCAGGAGATAGTGAACAAAGCTGTATTCCCTGAGTCATACAGGAATTACGGGGGCAAACCTCGTATGGGAGCTAAATCAGTTTTGAGAAGTTATGCTTCTAACTATCTTAGCGCTGTACGCTTCTTGCCGTCGCCTAGTTTCTTAGATATGCGAGCAATCGACATCGGAGACATGGGAGAGGTGAATCCTACTCATCTTTCCGGGTCCGACAAGTATCTGCTTGAAGAAAGCATGTTGAATGGACTCAATAGGCGAAAGGCGTACATTCCGTCCTTATCTGTGAGAATTCTCCTTTAAGGAAGCGCTGGACAAATTGGC